TCGTCGTCGTTTACTTCTGGCTCGTCTTCGTTCACCATCTACAGCGCGACGGCACCCGCAAATCTTGCAAGGAACGGGCTGATCGTCGCTGGCTCTGCGCCAACGCCGGTCGAGTTTGAGTTTGTTTTTTATGGTGGGTCTGGAGCGGACCTTGTGGCCGGGCAACTAGAGACCTATGTCCGGCTTTCGATCCCACAGAGTACCGGCACGACACTCCCGACGGCATAACCACAAGGACACCCATGCCACGTAAACCTGTCCCCTGGGTCGCCGGTGCAGACTCACACGGGGATATGCGGTGCCCGTCCACGGATCGACGAGGGAGATCATCTACTTCAAGGAGGTTTACAATGCCTCTGCCGTGGCGGGACGTAGAGGACTTGCTGGACGACGTAGACCTTGAACCAAACGACAGAACCTACAGACTGGGGAACCTGTGTCAAAGAAACCTTCGGGCGATCCGGCCAAGCAACTGCGCTCGGCGTTCGCCATTATCGAGGAACACCTGGGCCGCTTCGTGATCGTCAGCGAACCGACGCACAAGGCTGAGTCGGTCAAGCCGCAGGTGATTATCCACGGGCACCCGGACCCGTTTAGCGAGAACGACAAGTTTCTCACCGACCGCCAGCGCACTATGCTTTCGCAGGCATTGAGCATGACCGAGCCGAAGGAAAAGGAGCCGGAGTGATAGACCCAAAAAGCCTGCCCCAGAAGGAGATGGTCGAGTACCTTCGGGGCTTCCCGCTCGACGCGCTCAGCGAGGCGTGCCTTCTGATTGAGCCGGGGATGAAGCGGGCAATCGAAAGCCGGATGCTGGTCCTCATGTCCAAAAGCGTCGCCGAAGGGCGGGTAACGAACTACGACAAGAACTTTGAGATACTCGGCTACCGCGACTTCTCGCCGACGGACTTCCAGCGCATGGCGCAGGCACTAGAGAAGTTCAAGTTGACCGCCGCGATCGAGAGCGTCGGCACGGCGGACGATCAGGTGCTATCGGCACTCCGCAAGTCCGGCAGGCAGGCACGATCGGAACTGCCCGACCCGGCAGACGGTCTAGGGGATAGAGGGTGAGCCTCGACCGCTTCTACGACCCGGACTATACCGCGTCGATGCAGGCGTTCAGGAAGAAGGCACTGGACAGTTTTGCATACTGTGTGTCATACTGCTGGGAAGTCCTCGACCTCCAGAGCAAGGCCGCACTCTCGCCAATCGAACTGGACATGGCGAACTACATCGCCCACGGCCCCTCGCGCCGGTTCCTGTTCGCGTGGCGTGAGAGCGGCAAGTCGATGATCGGCACCCAGTTGTACCCGCTGTGGTACATGCTGAAGTACCCCGACCACAACATCCGCATCCTCAGCAAGTCCGGTGGGCAGGCGCAGAAGTTCGTCGTCGGGATCAAGACGATGATGCAGCAGATACCGCTGTTCCAGCAGTTGATGCCGCCAAAGAACGGCCCGCACCGCAACAACACCACGTTGTTCGACTCGGGCCTTCTGAAACTGCCCAACCGCGAGCCGACGTTGCAGGCGCAGGGGGTCGAGGGCCAACTGGCAGCCGGTCGCCACCACCTCTGCATCATCGACGACGGGGAAACGGATCAGAACTCCATCACGGCGGACGCCAAGGCCGGGCTGCTGAACATCTACTCGCAGGTCTATAACATGGCCTACAAGTCCAACGGGCTTGTGCCGAACCTGCTGGCGATCGGCACCTACAACCCGGCACAGTCGATCTACCCGACGCTGTTCAACAAGGACGCGGGGTACGGCTACGCCGTCCGGTCCTACCCGATCGTCTACCCAACGCACAAGCAAAGGGCGCGGATACCGGGCCTTGCGCCGGTGATCGCGGCCAAGATCGACTCGGGCGAGGCCACGCCGGGCGAGGCGGTCAACCCCGAGCGGTATAGCCCGGAAACGATTGCCGACATCCTCAGCCAGCCCCGCAGTCAGGTCGAGCGGCACTACATAGGTATCCCAGACTCCAGCGGCGACAATGACTTCCCGCTCCGCCTGGGTGATCTGCTGGTCTACCCATGCTCCGAGGGGATCGCCCCGGTGCAACTAGCGTGGGGCGCGACCTCGGGCGACGACCCGACGCTGCTGGACATCCAGACGGTCGGGCAGGCGGGAGACAGGTTCCGCCGCCCGATCTACGCCGACGCGAAGTTCGGGACGCTGATAAACCGCCACGCCCGGATTGACCCGGCAGGTTCGGGCGGGGACGAAACGACGTGCGCCATCGGCGGGACGCTCGGGGGCAAGTTGTTCGTCCAAGAACTTCTGGGCCTTCGGTTCTCGCCGACGGGTGCCGAGCCGGAGGCGACGACCCAGGCGTTACTCCGCACGCCGGACAGCAAGACACCCGTGAGCCGGTCCTACGGGTTGCGGCTGATCGCCCAACGGCTCAAACTTCGCAAGACGACCAGTTGTACGGTCGAGTCCAACGCCGGGGGTGAGTTGTTCGCCCACGCGCTTCAGCAGGAGATCACCCGGATATCGGACCAAGAGTGGTCCTGCCGGGTGGACTGCAAGCCCTCGACGAAGAACAAACAGAGCCGGATCATCGACTCACTGGAAGGGCCGTTCCAGAACCACCAGATTGTGTTTGACCCGACGGTTGCCGCAGACCAAATCCTTCAGGGCCAGTTGGCGATGACCGCCAAGGGCGTGGAGTTGCAGCACGATGACCGGGCGGACGTGCTGGCGTCGTTGGTCAACGACCTCTCGACGCACCTGCACTTCATCCCCGAGCAGGCGGCTCAGGTCGCCAGGGACCGGATACAGGCGTGGGAGGAAGATTCCCGGCCTAGCAAGGACGAGCAGCCGTACACGCTGGGGGGGAGGTTCTTGGGCAGGTCCAGGGCCTACAGCGGGCGTAGTCGGTGGGAGGATTGAACTATCCGGCAGTACCGGATAGTTGGATTCCTGCGACACAAAAACCCCGTTCCCGGGCTTGAAAACGCGGATTCCGGGCTGTCGCGTCGCAAAGGTGCGACAGTCGTGCAGGGTCGGGCTATGATGGGGCAAGGAGCAGCCATGACCACCTCAAACCCAACCGGCAAGCCAACCACCGCGTCAGCCACCACCCCGCCCGGACGGACGATCGCCTTGCCCATCAACCTGTTGGGCAAGGTGTGGCTTCGGTATGTGCCAATCAGCCCTTGATGGGTAGGGGTTTCCAGCAGGTTACACACGGTAACTCGACTTTGAGATCGCCCATTGCGGTTCCCTTGATGGTCTTGAACCAAGTAAAACCCGGACTCCGCCAGTTGGAATGGTTGCCTGGCGGCTCTCTTTTCTCTGTATAGGCGACCTCAACGCTACCGCCCATGTTGATCGTGAACGCCAGCACTTCGACACCCGGATCGGGCAACTTGTCTTCGACCTTGAACCAACTGTCGTTTACCCGATGCTCGACGGTGGGCGGAGTGGTTTGGATACCGCGAGTAAAATCGGGCAGCGGGCGAGGCGCAGTGATCCGCTCCTTCAGATGCTCAGACACCGCCTTGATCGCCGCCAACCGACTTTGGGCTATAGCCCTCTGGAACTCTCCCTCCCCATCAACTAGTGCAGCCTCCCGGTCTTGGGCACGCTCCAGCAGGCCCAGCACGATAACGATGTCGTTGGTGGTCATACCGCCTCCTTACCCCAAGTCTACCCCCCAACCCCGGTGCCGTCCAACGGCTTGATAGGGTTTGCCCCGCCGGGGAGTTTACACACCCGCTACGATCGCCCAGAAGCCTCCCCAATCCCCGGACGGCCCACGGGTGGGCAAAGGGCGCAGAACGCCTCCCCGTCAATCGTGGGGCGATTGTGGGGCAGGTCGGGGGATTGGGTTGCACAGTTCACGAAAGATGGCATCAACCTGCTTCTGGGCCTCACGTTCCCAATGTTTCTGACAGGCAGCAACCCCGAACTCCAAGGTCGGGCATGGTCCGTAGTCCTCGGCTTTCATACGACTTGGCGGAACCACCCGCATCCAGTGGAAGCCGCCACGCCAGAAGTGGACCATGTAGGTAAAACCCTCTAGCGGGTTGGCAACCCATACATCCTGCGCAGCGGGTGCCTGCCCTTCGCCCGTCTCCAGATAAACCCTGGCAAACTCCAACTTCTTCGGTTTCATTGCGCCTCCCTGTGCCCAAGTCTAGCAGCAACTTACAGAGAAGCAAGTTCGGATCACAGGTGATACAACTCCCGCCAGTTCTACCCATGAAACGGGAAAAACGATAGAACTGCGCGCAGAGGTGCAAGGTGAGGCACTTTTGCAGATGACCGAGTTTTCAGATGCGTGTCATTGTGGGGGTATCGATCCAAGGCTGGCCGCGTGCTTCCCCCCTCTACCCCCCCGTCGAGCGTGCCGCGTGTGCCTGCGGTCTGGCAAACCGCGTGCATCCGCTGTGTTTGCTGCACTTCTACGCTCTGTGTGCTGTGTTGTGTGCAGTGTGCGTGCTGCTTCAGCCCGGATTCGTCGAGTGTGTGTGCTACTTGAGAGTGAGTCGCAGCGTACGTGCGCGTGTGCGTTCGTATTACCCTTTTTTCCCTTCCCTTTCTTCCCTTTCCCCAGTCCGGCACACCTTACCCTTTTTTCTTCACGTTCTCTCTGTGCTGCTTTCTCTCTCTGCGTGTGCGTGTGCGTGCATCCGTCCTTGCCAGCACCTTGCACCTGGTGCACGACCCTTGCACCTTTGCGCGTGTGTGCAACCCTTGACAGATGCGTGTAGGAGTCGAGGGTGTTTGCTTCCTTCCTTTGCACCCGAACATACCGGGGGCGGAGGGGGGGGGAGGGGGTG